GCCCATAGGTGGGTTGATAACAACCTTGTTGTTTACCTTCCCACCCTTAATCTTTTTTTGATCTTGAGTGTCAACGATTTCTCTGAGGTCATCTCTCCAGTTAGAGAAACTCTCTTTCTTTGTACCTCTCTTCTTCATGGCCTTACCGATGGCCTTTCTTCTCTTGTGGAGATACTCATCACTCTTATCGGTATCACCATCGTTATCGATGTCAGCATCTTCCTGACCGACAGGATCCATGCCCTCAGTGGTGACACTTCTCTTTGCTGGTTTAGCAGGTGCAGAAGCTTCTTTTTCCTTCTTCTCTTTCATCTTCTTCGCCTTGACGGCGAGACCACCACCCTTGGCTTGGGCTTTCTTTTCACCCTTGTCCTCAGGAGCTTCACCCTCATCAGTCATCTCAACAGATGCAATCTTGGGATCCGCACGAAGTTGTGCAATCTTTTCACGGGTTGCATAACGGATGTAGGAAGAACCACTTTCCTTCTCTTTTACACGAACCTTATACTTGGTTCCCGATGCAGTCTCTTTGGTTTGAATTTCTTGGAGTTCCTCTACCTCTTCTCTGGTGAGTTGAGTTTTATCTCCACCCATAGGTCTTGCAGTCTTGCGACCAGCACCAACTGGTTGCAGAACTTTCTTGGCAGCCTTACCAACTGGGTTGGTGTTCATAAAGTTGGCAGCCTTGTCAAGAGCACCCTTGACTTTACTTTGCAGGTCTTCTACCAGTTCAAGATCACCGAAGAACTCATCCCATTCTACAGACTCTTTAAATCCAGAAAACTTGTTTGCGAGAATGGCTTTCTTACGGGTCTCGATGTCGAACAGACCCTGATTAGCTTCAACAAATCTGGCAAACTGTTTGACACTCATCTGGTATCTTTCAGCCAGTTCGGTGAAAGCACCAGACTTTCTCATGAGAACCATCTCACAAGAACACTCCTTATCATCGTCGTCATGCTCTTTTTCTTTCTTAGAAGACTTCTTCTTCATCTCGACTTCCTTGGCTTCTTCAGCCCCTTTAGCCGCGATCGATGAATATGATTCTACGAAAGATTGATATTCAGATCTGACTTGTTTAGAGTCCTTCATCTTTTTCTGGATTTTCTCAAGTTTTGCCTAATCTTATTTATAAATGGGTATTTCCCAGAGGACCCAGGCACCGCAGCCATGGCATTCTTCAAGTATCCTGAGGTTCCGTACAGAGTGTTAGGTTTACCAGGAACTCTTTCCTTACGATCCATCTTTACTTCGGTATATTCAACTAAATCCCTCAACCAGGACTTGAACATGATACCTTCTTTGGTAACTGCAATCACATGATTGGCACCACGACGGGTTACTTCTCCAATCAAGCCATGGTTCATGTTCTCCACCCAAGAACCAACTTGAAAAAGTTTTTGAGTAATGAAGTGTTCACGAAGAGACTGGGGAAACAACTTAGGTGCAACCTCCCATCCCTCACTCTTCACATTCATTCTCTTACGAATGGTATCAAAGAGTTGTCTAGTTGTTTTATCGTCCAGGTTCTTACTTACACCACCACGGAAGGCAGCGAAGTCTCCATCTATAGCTGCCTTTCTAAGTTTAGAGGCAGACATGCCCTCGATACCTTCGGCATCGGCATTTCTTTCGCCGGCTGAGACAATGTTAATCTTGTCAAAATTGTATAACTGTCCGTTGTATTTGTTCGCAAGGTTTTCAAACTCCTTGACCCGATCTGAACCAACCACAATATTGACAGAGGAGTATCCTTTTGCATCTGCAGCCTTCAATACGTCAAAGATGTTTCTAGTCTTTTCATCATCAACAATCGCATTTGCATGTTGAGGAAAAGCCTTACGCATGTACTGAACCTTCTCACCAGCAGGGAGTGGGTTCTTCTTTGGATCTTCACTACGGGATGGGTAGATACGATACTGACCACCCTTACCAGCAGTTTGACTAATGGTGTTGAGAAGTTTTTCGTGACCAACAGTAGGAGGATTGAAACGACCAAATCCTACAGTGATGGTCTCACCAGTCTTCTTTGTCTTCTCTTGTTCTGGTTTCTTTTGTTCTGGTTTCTTCTGTGGTTCTGGAACCATCTTGGCAGCCGCATCAGTCATCGGCTGACCTGCGGTAGGACGGTTACCAAAGAACTTCAAGTTACCACCAACAGTTTTAGCAACCAACTTACCTTCTTTGTCATAGTAGTCACCATGACCATCACTCTTAAGACCCATCTGTTTGGCCTTCTCAGATGCCTGAGTTGCGGCCTCAAGAATCGTTTTAACGCGATTGAAAAAACTCATGCTTTGTCCCAGTTCTTATCGGCGGTGAAGTTGGCTCTTGAGAACTCTAGTCTATCAACTAACTTGAGTGCATTACCCGAACGAATGGCCACAAATCCTTCTGGAGCCGTGACTTTGTATCCGTTCTCAGTACGAAGGAAAGTTCCCAGGGTTTGAACCCTCTCAAGTTTACGAATAATAAAGTTCTTTGCCTCAATCAAATTCATATAGGAGGCAACTGTGAAGTAGATGGACTTTTCGTTCTGTTGCAAGAACTTGAGTCCGTCTGTTCGCATTTGTAAATATTTATCTTGGGCCGATTTCGTCTTCTTTGATGCAATCTCTTTGTTCAAAACACTTGCATAGAAAGCTTTGAAGTCTTGAACAACGTCTTGTGCATTGCGAATTGGTCTACCCTGACGAATATAAGAGTTAAAGAACTGTTTGAACAACACGTTCATCATAAACTTACTCTGCCCAAAAGAACCAAGCACATCAAGGAATGCACTGGCTTGTTTGAGTGATCCCTCTGCACGATTGACCAACATATCGAACTTACGTTTCTCAGCCTGATCCATCTTTGCAACACCAGTTGCATCAGTGAAATCAGAGCTGAATACCATTACATCTGCATTACCCTGAAGACTTTTGACGTTTGCACCGAACTGTGCGTTCATGTCTGCAAGAGTAGGACCAGTGTAAGTGGTGTGAAAAACAATACCCAACTTAGAACGTGCAACCTTTGCACCTAACGCAGAGTTAGTTGGAACTGCATAAACAATCGTATTTGGTTGGAAAACAATAGACTGTTCTCCATTCACCAGACGGGTATCTTTGTCATTGGTGTACAAAAGATCCCCCTGAAGAACCCCCTGAATGGGAAGTTGTGAGAGATATTTGTATGCATCTTTCAGTTTTTGAGCCAACTGACCTTCATACATGCGGTCAGCATCAGCCTCACTGTAGATGACTTTGGGTGCAGTCTTGGCAAAGACAGACTTGGTTCCAACAAAGAACCGTTGCGAGACTGGATCTTTACCACAGATGATTGCGGGAGCTCCATCCCACTTTGTCGTCACCCTGACGTTGGACTGGGGACGAGTGAGCATGTCTCCCAGTTCACGAAGGAACTTGATTGCATTGAAACCACCTTCCGTCCCCTGGTTGAGGATGTCGTCTTCAAGGTGTTCTAGGTGTGTGTTTTTGGCCATGTCTATAGGATACCTCGAAACTCCTCTCTTGTAAAGCGGCGTACACCACCTGTAATTCTGGACCTGTACACGACCAGGACCCTGAGACCCTTCCAGTTTCTGTCTCGTCCCAGACCTGCCTGACGGCTACTGTCCCTACGGATCAGGATGACTGGTTCCTCATCAGTTCCCCGTACCTCACTCAGTTGTGTATACAGTTTTGTCCCTCTGATTGTAAGAGTTTGACTAACTGGATCCCAGGTACAATTGGGACTTTGAGCCCCCATGAAAGTCTGTTTTAGTACAGCACCACCGTTTGTAAGTATGTCCGATCCAAAAATAACATTGGTGGCTTCAGCATCCGTTGTTGGAATTGCAACGCCACTTACACCGTTACCAAAAATAACATCACCAGATGCATTTCTTGACAATGCAATTCTACCAGTTCTTGATAACTGACTTAATACATCTTTAGCTCTATCACCAAACAAAGTATCAGCAGATTCCCACATCTGTGCATTGTTTTGTTTCAGTGATATTGGAAAAATAGTCCCATCGGCCTTGACCAAGTTTACATCAGATTTGGCTCTACCTGCGGTCTGAGTTCCAACAGAGTCTGCACGAATTACATCATTGACAACAACAGACTTAGATCCACTCACCATTACAATACTGATACTTTCATTTGTTCCTGTTCCACGAACAAGATGGGAGTTGATGCAGTTGATTAAGTTATTTTCGTTTCCAAGACCAGCAGATCCACCACCCTGTCTACTGGCTGGTGCAGTATAAACAAGAAAGTTACCAATCTGCACCACACCAAGACTAGAAACTTGATTCCCACCAGTTGTTCTACTACCTCTGTTCACTACTGGAGTTCGATAATCTGGATTGTATGTGGCACCATCCTCAAAGAAAAGAGATTCTATAGCTCGTAGAATCGCAACACGATCTCCATCCGCAAGAACACATACCCTAGTTCTAGTTCTGTCTTTGAATCGCGTGTATCCTGCTGTCCTAAGACGCGATTCAATTTCGGTTGTACTATTTACAGCCATGAAAAAAGGAGGGTCTTAGCCCTCCTATTTATTTTGTAAGTATTCCTTTTCATTTTGATAAGGAACATACTTACCAGTTTTAAGTTCCCATGCATGAATGAGATCTGGAATCAACCACTGGTCCACCCTAATACAATACTTCCAGTTGACTGGTTGAACACAATTCAATACCACAACCATGAAGAATGCTTTCAGGTGAATCCAGATACTAAGCATACTTGTCCCAGAGTTTACGAATGTTCTGGGTGATACCCATACCACCAGTATAAGTCTCTACCAGTTCACCACTGTCATCAGCAATCACCAGAACAGGAGTAGCTGTGACACCATACTTTTTAGCAAGTGCAAGATTCTCTTCAGGAATGGGTTGATCACTGAAGTCCTCAAGATAAACTTCTTCAATCAATTCTTTACGATCATCTTTGAGTGCATTGATGTATCGTTTGACGAGTCCGCAAGGTCCGCAAGACTCTTTTGTGAACATGATGAACTTCATTCTTTCAGAGCCTCTTCAATCGCATCATCCAGATCAGTGACAACTTCACGGATCTCAAACACCCGTTCGGGTGCAGTGGGTCCATAAGAATAACCTTTCTGGGCTTCAAACAACACCTGACGAACCACAGCGGCTTGATAGGTGGACAGATTAACAGTTACAGTTTTCATTCGTCATCATCAAAGAAAGTACCGAAAGAACCACGACTTCCTGGTTCACGACTGTCAAGTTTATCAAACAACTTGTCAATCTTTTGCAGTTGATCAATGTTCATGATCATGTCTGCAATTTGTTTACCGACGTAGGGTTCTTCCTGACGTGCGGCAAATGCAAGTGCATTGCGTAGAGCAGCCTCAGCTTCTTTGAGGGATCCCTCAACAGATTTAGATAGTGCCATCAAACATCACCTTGTTTACGATTTTCAGAGAAGTGTACGTCAAACGCACCTTCAGGATAACGCGAGAGAAGTTTCTCAACGTTCATCTCAACCACTTCATCAAGTGACACACCAAGACCCATACAGGCTTGCATCACATACCACATGATATCACCCAGTTCACGTTTCAGGTGGAACAGGTTGTCTTCATTCACAGGTTTACCTTGGAAGACAATCTTCTTCACAACCTCAGTAAACTCACCAGCTTCGGCACACATACCTACAGCAGCAGTAAGCAGTCGCTCGGTAGGAAATCCTTGATCGTTGAGAACCGCAAGGCGTTGGCCAAAATCGTAATAGTTCTTACTTGGGTTGGAAGTGACTTCATTTACAAACTCTTGATACTTACCGTAATCAACACTCATTAGAATTTCAACTCCGCGAATTTGTTTTTGAATTTGTTTTCGGGTTCATCATAGTCTGCATCCTGTCCGTTGTCAAGGATGTCTTTCTGTGCAGACTGTTCACAATCATACAGGCGCATCTTGGCCCTGTCAATCCCAACAATGAACCTCTTGTTAATAGTGGGATCGTTATAACGGTTCTTCAACTGTTTAACCATAATCTGGCCCAGTTCTTCCAACTCTTCCGTGCTAATAAGAGCAAACATAAGATCGGCAGTAGCAGGCAGACCAAAGGATTCACTAGTATCAGTAAGTTCAACATCAGAGCTCCCATAACCACTCCTAGTAGTTTGGGTAGCCGAAACAATCGGAACGTTGAACTCAACCGCGAGTCCCCTGAGTTCTTCGGCGATAGCCTTGATGTGGGTATAAGAATTAACATTACCCAACTTAGAGTATCGACTGGAAGCACAAATATTAAGATAGTCGATAAAAATAATATCAGGTCTAAAAGACTTCTTAAGGGCAAGTTCATTTAGAAGGGCCTTGAAGTGTCCAGCATGTGCAGTCGCAGTTGGATACTCCTTAATGATTAGAGTTCCTTGGGTCTTTGATGCAAGTTTATTTACCTTGTTGTCGAACATCACCTTCGGGAGGTCAGTAATCTCCTGAATGTTGACATTGAGAAGGTTTGCATCAATTCTTTCCGCAATTCGTTCCTCTGCCATTTCAGCAGTGATATAGAGAACGTTCTTTCCTTGCAGTAAGACGGAACTAGCCACATGGCACATGAATAGGCTTTTTCCGACACCCGTACCAGCAAGAGCGATATTGAGAGTTTTATTAGGCAGACCACCTTTTGTGATCTTGTTAAAGTATTCAAGATCGAAAGGGATTTTTTCCTCTTTTCGATGATATACCTCGTAACGTTGCTCATAATCCTGAAGATAATCGTGACCAATGTGATTATCAAATGACACAGCTAGTGCGTCACTGAGGATACTGGGAATGGCATCACGACCTTTGTCCTTATCTTGACCATCTGCAATCTTGATAGACTTCATCAAGGCAAGATAGATCGCACGGTCACGACACCACTTCTCAGTAGTATCTATCAACCAATTCTTATTAGTTTCTTCTGCATTGAGTGAAGAGACAAGATCAATAATCTCTTTGAACTCAGTGTCTGTTACATCACCCCTATTTTCAATCTCAATGTTGAGGATCTCTTGAGATGCGGGTTTGTCATACTTGACAACAAACTTGGCTACCTCCTCAAAGATTACACGATCCTTGTGATCCTCAAAGTAATCAGGTTGAATGAAAGGAACTACCTTACGAAGATAGTCCTCATCGTGGATCATATTACGAAGGATTGTGTTTTCAACTCTATCCATAGTGGAGATACGTGCTCATGATGTACTTTGGTCCACTCACAGGGGGACGGCCTGCGTGGGGATATTCCCAAGTTGGAGGAAAGACCAGAACGGAACCAGCCTCTGGTCTAATAATCTTACCATGAAGAGGGAACTCTGTCTCCCCACCTTGTTCCACTTCATTTAGATAAAACAACAATGCGACATAACGACGTGCAGTTGCATGATTTACAACATCCACATGTTCATCAAATCGATCTCTTGTATCTGGATCGTACTTCTTGACACGAAATTCCTCCATGTATTTCACTGGAGGAATATACCAAGATCTAGGACCTAGGATTTCTTTATAGATGTCGATTGCAGCCTTTACTCTTTGAACAAGGTAAGGATTGGAACCAAGGTTCACCTGAGTGAACCTCGGCTTTGCATCACGATCTACTCTTTGTTTTTGATCAGAGTTTTCAAACGACAGGATCAAGCTCTGGCAGATATCCTGGTGCAGGATCTTCGGTATCACCTGAACCATACGAGAACTCTTTTCTGGCTGCAACATCTAACTTCTCCATCACTTCTGGAGTGAAATAAACTTCTGGGTCTTTGAGGATGGCTTTGGCATAAACCTTCTTTCCGTCGATTTCATAACGTCCTGCGACATTCTTCCAGAGACCAGCCAATTCACCGAGCTCAAGAAGACCGTAATATCGATCAAGACCACGCTCATCGTAATAAAGACGCACAGAAACTTCTTGGTTCTCACGGCTCAAACGCGACTTAGCAGTCTTAGCTTTGATAATATTTCCGACAACCTCTGTTCCGTCCTTCTCTTTCTTCTTTGAGAGATAGATGATCGTACTTGCTGCATATTTGAGGCCAGAGCCTCCTCCCATTTCTTTAGTTGGTACATAAGATCCGATAACATCGTAGGTGTGGTTGGTAACGATCATTGGAATTTTAGCTTGACCCAACTTAAGAGTAAGCATACGGAAGGCACCTTTGACCAATTGTGATTTGGTCATGTCACGAACTTGTTTTTCGTTCAGTGCATCCGTGATCTCTTTCTCAGTGGAAAGCATACCCAAAGAGTCTAACACAAACATACAAGGTTTGCGATCCTCTAATGGTTTCTTAAGGTATATATCGACCGCTTTCAGAGCCTTACTACGAAACTCTTCAATGGTAACAACGTTGACAACAACTACCCTGGTGAGATCAATACCCCTAGATTCAAGTAGGGACTTGTTGACGGCAGCCTCAGTATCAAAGTAGAGACAATAACCATCGGGGTTAGTATCAAGAAAATTCTTAACCAC